CGATATTGGGCGGGCTATCAAAACAGTAAAAGACTTGTTTGGTTCACGGTTTTCGGTTCGGTATAGTAACGCACCTGACATTAAGTTTTCAGCGAATAGCGCAGATTTGTACAAGCCAGTAAAAGGCGAAAGCTTGGTCTGTCCGGAACAAACGGGCAAGTCTGAATCTTGCGCCACTTGTACTGTTTGCTGGTCTGCACCTGATAAACAAGTTTTGTTTTTGACGCATTGATGACAAATTGACCACGCCAATAAAAACTTTGGGGCTGTCATGTTACTTTCGAGCGGGCTTGTCGGGCGGGCTTGGGTGCGGTGGCGGCGGGGAATCTTTGCGAGTCGCGGGGCGGGGTTCCATTTCTTTGAAGACATTTTTTTGCTTGCACAAATGCAGGGCTTGTGTCTTTAATAATCAGGCGGCGGTTTGCCGCGTAACATTAACAAGTTAAGGAATGAAAGAATGCCATTAGATATTATTACAAATGATGACCGTGTTGAAGTCATGGGTGACCGGATGCAACTTATACATCAGGACATCAACGACATTAGCATATATGAAAAGTTTGGTGCAATTCGGCGAGTGCCAGTCGAAGCAATAAAGCCATATGAGAATGAACCAACCATAGCGGAACCCGTACCGATGCCGAACTATTCGGCGTTAATGAACGAAGCCACGGGCGATATTTTGGACACTAGGCCAGTAGCAAAAAGTTATAACCTAGTTCCGCATGATGGTTTGTTTCAACAGCATGCGGGGATGTTAGATGCTGGGGAACTTCCCACAAATAACGTCGAAGTACATGATAGGCTTTATGATGGCGGGCTTCGTGCGCACCGTACCATATACTTTAATGACCTTGAAAAGCAGATAGGCGACTCAACCGACCTTGTGCGATGCCGCGTCGATGTTTTCAACAGTGTGGATATGTCATGGGCGTTTCAGGTGTTTAGCGGGGCGTATCGTGACCTGTGCCGCAATACGCTAGTGTTTGGCGGGCAGAAATCATACCAGCAAAAGGCCAAGCATACCCGTAATCTGTCACCAACGGCTATGTTAAACAAGGCCAGTAACGGGCTTGAAATGTGGACTAGCCAAGGCCAGCAGATGCAAGACTGGGCGAGTGCAAAGATGACCCTTGAACAGTTTGGTGAAATACTGGGCGAATCCATATGCAAAAAGAATACCCTTGCAAGTAATGCAGGGCAGGGTTCGCAGGTGAACGAAAAGCTTATGAACTATCTTTTGCATAGGTTCCGCGAAGAACAAAAGGAACTGGGTTCGACCATGTGGGCGGGCTATAATGCTTTGACGCATTGGGCTACCCATACAAACGAACAATGGGAAGGTAATGACGGGAAGGTTCGCCAGTCAGGAACCAAGACCGCTAAATCCCATATGGTACAGCGAAAGCGCAACGATGACGTGCGGGCAGTGTTGAATAGTGATTCATGGAATCATCTAGAACAGGTTGCCGCGTAAGCATGGAAGCGTTATACGTAATCTATCGGACTGTTACAGTCGTTTTAATCTGCCTGATTATCTGGGCAGTGTTTATCACATAAGACATAGGAAAGGAAAAAACCATGTCAAATATTACTAAAGGAATACCAGCCGAACTTGCCGCAGAACTTGCCAACCTTGCTAATCGTATTGAGGCGGCGGTTCGTGAAGATGAACGAAAGCTTGTCCTGATTGAAAAAGGCATTGAAGCAGATAAACGAAGTAAGGCGTTATTGAATGTCGTGTTTGGTACAGATGAAGAGCAAGACCAGTACATTGACAATGCAATGGGTGTTGCGACTGGCATGCACGGGGAACCTCTCGAACCCGTCAAGAAATCGCGTAAGCTTTGCCGCAAGGAACAGCAATTGATTGTCATGTTAAAGCGCGGGTTTCAAGCCGCCCCAACCTTGGCGGGCAACCTTGGCGTATCGAAGCAATACGTATATGCCATGATTCATAACCTCAAGCGCGATGGTATGAATCTGGAAATTCGCAATGTTTCGGGAACGGCGGCGCGATACCAAAAGATATATAGGCTTGCCAAGACTGGCTGACCTGTGCTTATAATGACGGGCGGGCAGGTTTGCCCGTCCGGTTTAACCAGTTAAGAGAAGGAAAGTAAAATGCAAGTTGATATATTCGCACATGAGAAAGACGTTTATAACGATAAGAAAACAGGAAATTCTTTTGTTGGTGCTAAACGTGTAAAGCACAAAGGTTTTGACGTGTTCAAGCTTTATGGTGCTAATCAGGATGGTACGCAATTTGAAGTCAACATTTACTTGGATTCAGGCCAGAAGATTGACCAGTCTGTAGGGATTGCAGGTGAGCATGATTCATACAAGAAAGCGAATCCGGCGAACGGCTATAAGGTTGCCAAGGCTTAACCAGCCGCGAACGTGTACCCTTTCCCGCTGGGGTTTATCGGCGGGTTCCTCCCTTAACTTGCCCCCGTCCATTGTGGCGGGGGTCTTTTTGTGCGGCATGCGTTAATATTCCGTGCGGGTTGTTGTTATTGCTGGGCTTTTGTTGTTTTGGGTGTAGTTCCGGAAGCTATGAATACTAAGACCGAAGGACACCGCCCTATAATAACAGGCACAAGTTACCCGTGACAAATTAAGCCACGCGGGTGCGCGGGCGTGTGTGTGTGTGTGGGTCTGGGTGTTTGTTGCTGGGGTTTGGGGGTTTTGGCGGTCTAGCAAATAACCAAACTATCAATGATATGTTATAAAAAAATATGACTGTGCGCGGGTACGCAAGGGACACCCCACCCCCCCGGCATATGCTATGCAAACCCGACATATTTTTTGTATTTTCAGGTTACCGATACGTGTTTCCCGCGAACACGTAGGGAAAACCCACGGGGGAACCCACGGAAACCCCGCGAACCCGTAGTGTGGGGGGGAGTATGGGGATGTATCCCGGCGGGCTTATGCCCATTGTACAGTCAAAATTCGCATTTGTCAACCTTTTTTATTTTTTTGTTGACACAAAGGTTAAATACCCTTAAAATAGAGGTGTGTACGAAAGGAAACCCACATGTTCGCGGCGTTGATACTGATATGTTCGATAGGTCCCGTACCAAATTGCATAGAAGCCCACGATACCCGTGGTCCATACCGTACCGAAGAGTCGTGTGAGGTGCGGGTTGCCGAAATGATACGCGATGTAGCCTTTATCGTACCCCCACCCTACGAAGTTAAGTATAGATGTGAGCAAGTAGCAGGTATCTGATGAATCTTCTTCCCCAAACCAACAATCGCAAGCCCGCCCTAACCGAAAAACAGGAGTCTTTCTTGGAAGTTCTGTTCGAGAATGGTGGAAATGTGAACGCAGCAGCCGAATCAGCCGGATATTCCAAGACTTCCGTGTCGTGGCTGCGCGAACGCCTTGCTGACGAGATTGTGGACCGCACTCGCACCATGCTGGCGGGACAATCCCTAAAGGCCGCGAACAAGTTGGTGAACCTGATAGACACCCCAGCCATCGAACGCGGTGATGACCTGCGTATGAAGGCCGCTGAAGCCATCCTGAACCGTGTTGGGTTGGGTAAACAGGAAACAATCAATCATAATGTACAGGCAGTCCACGGCGTTGTCCTGCTGCCACCAAAGAAAGAGGTCGTGATAGATGGATAAAGCAAAAACAGTTACCCCCGCACAGTACGCTGCAGGGGTAGACCGTGGCATAAGAGAGTTGCGGGACCAAATCAAAACCCTTTCCAAGTCAACCTTGGGTGCAAAGACGCTGAAGTCAGGAATGTTGTCCCAGACACAGATGGGAAGAGAGACAATGGTGGACAACTCCAAACAAATAGAGTCATTGAAGGCAGACTTGAAGGCAGCTACCAATAGTGCGGGTGCAGCAAAGAAAGGTTATGCAGCAAGATATGCTGTTGATAAGAACGTGAACCTATCAGCCACTCCCAACGAAACTGTGTATCGCTATCCTTATTCTGAATACTATACAAATTTCAAACCCCAGCGAGGCCGCACAGCTTCGGGAAGTTCTGAAAACAAAAATGGCGACTAAACCCCGCAAACGTGTCCTTGTCCCGCCCGACCCCGCGACATTGGACCAGCCCCGTGGACCGGGGCGACCTAAGAAAGACCCGAACCAACCCACGGCACAGTACAAGACCACTGACAGGGAACGTGCGCGGCGTTCTGTGCAAGCCAAGTTGCGGAATGCAACCAAGTCTGCTGCTAGTCAAGAGATAAAGACCCAGACAAAAAGAAAAAAGGTCAAAAGGCTAAAACAGTCTGCTAAGAAGGTAGAGGATGCTCTCAAGGGAACAAAGACACGGGTTGTTGACCAAGGGGACCTTGCTGCGCTACCCCCAGCAGTGGAAGACCTCGTGGATGGCTCTCCTGTCATCTTCAAGCCCAACCCCGGCCCCCAAGAAGATTTCCTTTCTGCCAGTGAGCAAGATGTTTTATATGGTGGTGCCGCTGGCGGGGGCAAGAGTTTTGCCCTGCTTGCTGACCCGTTACGCTATTGCCACAACCCTAACCATCGTGGCCTTCTTCTAAGACGTACACTCGACGAACTAACAGAACTTATCGACAAAGCTAAACAACTATACCCCAAGGCGTTCCCCGGTGCAATCTTCCGTGAAGCAAAGTCAACGTGGGTGTTTCCATCTGGGGCAACGCTATGGTTCACGTACCTAGACAGGGACAAAGATGTAACCCGCTTTCAAGGACAGGCTTTCAATTGGATTGGCGTAGATGAAATCACACAATACCCGTCCAGCTATGTTTGGGATTACCTGCGTTCTCGTCTTCGTTCTACTGACCCTGAACTCCAGCAACACCTGTGCATGCGCTGCACAGCCAACCCCGGAGGAGTGGGTGGTTGGTGGGTCAAGAAGATGTACATCGACGCTCACGAACCAAATATCGCTTTTGGTGCTAAAGATTTAGATACGGGCAAAACGTTCGTGTGGCCTGTGGGTCACGAGAAAGAAGGCCAGCCGCTGTTCTATCGCAAGTTTGTACCTGCACGGCTGACCGATAACCCCTTCCTGATGGCAGATGGTCAATACGAGGCCATGCTTCGGTCACTCCCAGAAGTCGAGCGTAGACGACTCCTAGAAGGGGACTGGGATGTAGCGGAGGGAGCCGCCTTCCCGGAGTTTTCCCGTTCGCGTCATGTTGTCGAACCGTGGGAGTTGCCGACCAACTGGCCCCGCATACGTGCAGCCGACTATGGTTACTCTAGTCCCTCTTGTGTCCTGTGGGGTGCAATCGACTGGGACAATAATATATGGATATATAGAGAACTATACGTAAAACACTTGACAGCAGAGCAATTAGCTGATAAAATATTAGAATGTGAGGAGTTGGACCCGTTACCACATTATACGGTCCTCGACTCTTCATGTTGGAACAAAACCGGATTCGGTCCGTCCATAGCAGAAACTATGATGCGGGCTGGTGTTAGGTGGACTCCCTCAGACCGCAACCGTCTACAAGGAAAAATGGAACTGCACAGGCGGCTTGCTGACGACCCCTACTCTAACGAACCACGGATGCGGATTTTTTCTACTTGTAAGCATATAATCGCACAGCTATCTGGCATTCCACTCTCCAAAACAAACAGCGAAGATGTAGACACGAGAGCAGAGGACCATGCCTACGATGCTTTGCGTTATATGGTTATGACGCGAACAAGTAGTTATACCTCAATACACAAACAGTTGCAAGGTATAAAAGACCAGACCTTCCAACCTTTTGACCAGACCTTTGGATACTAACTATGACAGACATAGAGTTTGTAAAAAAAAATAGTATCGCAAGTAATCCCATAACCGAAAAAGACTTAGATAAGCCACAGCTTGTTATAGGCTACATGAAGAACGAAAAAGGTTCTGGGGGTGGACAAACAGAGGGCAACGTTCTTACAATTAAAAAACGTGGGGACGTTTACGATTTTTACAGCGGGGACGAACTACGTCCATCCAGTGTAGGCATAGATAAGAAAGAAACTCTTCGTGTACTGAATGACCCTACAGGTTCAGGGTACACGTACCTAGCAACGTCACGTGATGACCCCAAGTTGACACAGTGGCGTAATATAGATGACGAAGACATTTATACAAATCGTATAACGGACAAAGACCCTTTTGGCCCCCGTAAATTTATAGGCGAATCAAAAAAGACTGTGACAGAGATAGATTACAAAGCTAAGATACAAGACGGTAGCATCACGGTTCGTGAAGCATTCAAAGCTGTGTTGGCTAAAAAGTTAACACCCAACAATAGAAACACAATAGAGTCCATACTAAAGGCAATGCCAGATGAAGGTATAGACTTAGACTCTAATTACTTTGCCACTTACTTAACGAAAGAATTTGCGGAAGCTTTAGATTACACTACCAACGAATCCGGCACCCATCGTTACAAAGAATTCGGTGCTTTTGAGACTGCGTTTAATGGCTTAGTATCAACGAGCAAAAGAAATGAGCAGTACGTCCGCTTGAGTGATGCCAAGAACTCTCCGGGTATTGCTTCTAGCGAATTTGGTTTAAAAGGAACACAGCTACGAGGAAAGGACCCTATGAGGGGTACAATATTTTCCGAACAGCTAGATAAAATTTATAATGATGCTTTGGGGCTTTCTTCTACTACAGAAGTAGACACTAAGCGCGGAGCAGATGTTAAGAAGGCTATAAACCCAGAGGCTCGTGATTACCTTATCTACGAAAAGTACACAGGCCAACGTGCCGAAAGTAACATAGGACCTGACGGTTTAAAGATTTCAGACTTTAACTTTTTTACAGACGAAAATGGAAACACTGCAGTAGAGGTTATGGCTAAACGGGTAGGTAACAAGACTCGCCCAGAAGCAACCTACACCGGAGAATTTGCAGAGTTTTTAAGGAATAAGGTAGAACGTGCAAAAGGAAGCTTACCCGCAGATGCTGACTTTTCAAAGGTAAATCTTTTTCAAACTACCCCTACTGCTGTTACTACACTGTGGAACGCGACTATTCGCCCAGAACTAGAAAAGAACTTTAGGGACAAACTACCTGAACAAAAAGGCGGCTCTCACTCAACAGTACGTAAAATTCTTGCACGACAGTTTGTCAAAGAGTTTAAGTTTCCACGAGACGCTGTAAAGGCTTGGATGGGACACGCAGGAGCAGGAGTAAATAGCGCAGGTGATATTTTAGATGAAAGCTATGTAGGTATTGTTTCCGATGAACGTATCGGAGAAATGACGAACACTCTAATTAGAAACGATGCTCGTAACTCCAAAGTACCTAACGTAAACACAATGTTTGTAAACAGAGGTGTTGGATTTTCCCAAGAGGTTATGTTTGAAACCCCAACAACAAAGGTTATGGGAAATACTGTTAATCTTTTACAGTCTGGGGCTATTTTACGACCTCCGTCAGAGGCAGAAAAAGCAGCAATAGATTCTGCAGCTAACCGCAGGGCTTCCGAAGACGATTTAATAGCTGAAGAAAATAGGCAGCGTCTTAGCAANATAAGAAGTGAAGCCGCCCTTACTCCTANAACACCAAAACCTGTTCTTCCCAGTGACCCCGGTAGTGTTTCTCCTGAATTACAAGATTCCATAGATAAAAACGGATTTAATCTTGATGACGTAATGTCAAAATGGGGTAAACGAGGGTTATTAGCCGTGGGTGCTGCAGGTGCTTACGAAGCGGTTCGTGACCCAGAGGGTGCAGGAGCAGCGTTTGCGCGGGATACAGCTATGGAAGCAGCCCTGCTTGCAGCTAAAGCCCCTGCAGCATTAGCAACAGCAGCTACAGCAATTGTTGACCCTTCTTTGGGTGTGCCAATTCAAGGACAAAAGGAAGAAATGCTAGGTTTGTCACAGGACATAGAAGCCCAAGGAACAGACCCCGGACCGTTTGCAGGTCAAGACTTCATCCCTGCCCCAGAGGTTGAGGAAACATCCACCGAACAAATGTCCCGTATCGCAACCCAAGATGCCGGATTTGTACAACGCAACAGGGAACCTGAAGCCAACCCTGCC